CAGCGGCCGGACAGGGGCGGTGTCCCCTCGCAACGGCGCCTATCGCAGCAATCAAATCCGATGATGTTCTGGATTTGGTGTATGCCCTCAAGCGTCCATACCGAAAGAATGCATCTTTCATCATGAACGATGCAACACTGGCATCTCTTAGAAAGCGGAAGGACAACAACGGAGCCTATATCTGGCAGCCTTCTTATCAGGCAGGAGAACCGGACAGAGTGCTTGGCTATGCAGTGCATACTTCTGCATTTGCACCGAAAGATGCCATTGCCTTCGGTGATTACAGTTACTACAACATCGGTGACCGTGGCAGCCGGTCCTTCTCCGAACTGCGTTAGCTGTTTGCAGGCAAAGGCATGATTGGCTATGTTGCGAAAGAACGTGTGGATGGCAAGCTGATCCTTCCAGAAGCAGTGCAGATTTTGAAACTGAAATCTGAGTAAGCATCCGGCGGTGTCGTTTTTTGTCAAAACGGCATCGCCACTATTATGAGTGAGGTGGTGAGATATGATTGTATCCCTTGAGGAGATGAAACAGTATCTCCGTGTGGATTTTAACGATGATGATGCCCTTTTGGAGCATTTGATAGAAGCCGGGGAAAATCTGTGCATGGATATTGCCAGAATGGACGATAAAGATAAATTCGCAGAAGAAAAAAACGCCAGAATAGCAGTGATGTATGCGGTGGCGTATCAGTACGAACACCGGGAAGATGTAGATCATCATGCACTGGTGCTTTCTCTGCGGTCTTTATTGTTCGGCATCCGGAAGGAGGGATTCTGATGGAAGTAGCTTTACTGAATGTAAAGGTCACTTTTCAGAAGAATACCGTGACCGTGGATGCCATTGGCAATCACAAGAATGAATGGACAGATGAATATTCCTGTTATGCGACCGTCAGCGGCGAAGGTGGTACAGAAACACAGACGGCCGGAGTCACGGTGGACAATGCAGACCTGGCTTTTACAGTCCGCTATTGCAGAGCCACTTCTGTGATTACCACGGAGGAATACCGGATACTGTTTGGTGGAGAAATCTACAATATTCTGTCGATTGACCATCTGAACTATAAAAAGAATGCTTTGAAATTCAAGTGCCAGAAAGTGAGGCGGTAAGTATGAGCAGTGACAGAGTAAGGATTGATGGAATGGCGGCAGCCATCATGGAAGGACTGACAGATTATGCAGACCTTGCGACCGAGGATCTAAAGGCTGCTGTGAAAAAAGCCGGAGCGACTGCCAGGAAAGAAATACAGGCAAATGCACCGAGTGATACCGGAACTTATGCAAAGAGCTGGTCTGTGAAGAACACAAAGGAAACTTCCAATACCCTGGAGGTTACGGTGTATTCGAGAAACCGCTATCAGCTGGCACATCTTTTGGAGTTCGGTCATGCAAAGCGTGGCGGCGGCAGGGTTGCCGGAAAAAGCCATATTGCTCCGGCAGAGGAAAAGGCAGTGTCCGACCTGGAACAGGAGATTACAAGAAAACTGGGAGGTTAGGAATGGAAGAACTGCTTACTATCATCAAAGAAACAGGTATCCCCTTTGCGTATGACCATTTTGCAGAGGGGGAATCGCCTGACCCGCCTTTTATCTGTTACCTTCTTCCAGGCAGTGATAACTTTTCTGCAGATGGGAGAGTGTATTTCAAGATAAATGAAGTGCGGATAGAACTGTACACCGATTCCAAGGACTTGTCGGTGGAACAGAAACTGGAAGATGTGCTTGATGCACATGAAATCTTTTATAACAAGTCCGAAACCTGGATTGACAGCGAAAAACTGTATGAGGTCCTTTACCAATTTACAGGCAGTTTTTAGCCTGTATGAATAAGAAACGAAGTGGATTATGAATGTCCACTATGAAGGAGGTCTGAAAAATGGCAGATAAGAACAATAAAGTGAAATACAATCTGAAGAATGCCCACTATGCGTTGCTTACAGTTGCAGAGGACGGCACAGTGAGTTTCGGAACACCGACAGCTATGCCGGGTGCGGTTTCCATCTCCCTGGATGCTAATGGCGAACCGGAGAATTTCTATGCAGATGGTGTTGCCTATTATGTAATCAATAACAACATGGGCTATGACGGTGATCTGGAACTCGCAATGATTCCTGAATCCTTCCGTTTGGACTGTCTGAAGGAAGAGTTGGACAGCAATGGTGTTCTGGTGGAGAATTCCGATGTGGAACTTGGCTCTTTCGCCCTGCTCTTTGAGTTTGACGGTGACCAGAAGCATATCCGTCATGTCCTTTATAACTGTGCTGCATCCCGTCCTGGAATCGAGGGGAAGACCAATGAGGACAGCAAGGAAGTACAGACAGAAACACTTACCATTACGGCCACTCCGCTTGGCAATGGCATGGTCAAGGCAAAGACTGGAAATACCACTAATGCCAAGGTCTACGCAGACTGGTATAAGGCAGTTTACGTTCCGACTCCGGAAGGCAGCGAGCCGGAAGTACAGCCTGTGGCATCAGCTGCGAAAGCAAATACGTCTGCTAAAACAGCATCTGTAAAGGAGGGATAAATCATGAGCATGAAACAGAATATTGAGATTGACGGCAGGCAGGTGCCCTTCCGGGCATCTGCCGCCATTCCCCGTATCTACCGTTTGAAATTTCACCGTGACATCTATAAGGATTTGAAATCCCTGGAGAAGAGTATTGGTGACGGGAACGAGGAGAGTTCTAATCTGGATATGTTCTCTCTGGAGATGTTTGAGAATATCGCCTATATCATGGCAAAACACGCAGACCCGTCTATCCCGGATAATCCGGAGGACTGGCTCGATGAGTTCAATACATTCTCTATCTACCAGGTACTTCCACAGCTGATTCAGCTTTGGGGATTGAATACCCAAACAGATGTGGACTCTAAAAAAAAGTTCGCAGCACAGACCGTGAAATGACAACCCCATTATTCCTGCTTCGCTGTATACAGCTTGGTATTTCTATCCGTGATTTAGATTTGCTCACGATAGGAATGGTAAATGATATGTACGCAGAGAGCCGGAATGATGACTGCAAGTATGCAACGGTCGCAACACAGGAAGATTTTGATAAATTTTAAGGCTCGGAGAACTCCGGGCTGTTTTTATGTTCATTTGCCGGGAGGAGGTGCTTTGGATGGCAAACAGAATTAAGGGTATTACCATTGAAATTGGTGGCGATACCACCAAACTTCAGACTGCACTGAAAAGTGTGAATACCGAAATCAAGAGTACCCAGTCTCAATTGAAGGATGTGGAGAAACTTCTGAAACTGGATCCTGGCAATACAGAACTGCTTGCACAGAAACAGAAACTCCTTACTGATGCGGTATCTGAAACAAAGGAAAAACTTTCCACACTAAAAACAGCAGCCGAACAGGCAAATACGGCACTTGCCAACGGGGATATATCCCAAGAACAGTATGATGCCCTCCAACGTGAAATCATAGAAACAGAAAACGACCTTAAGAAGTTGGAGGAACAGGCTAATCAGTCGGCAACAGCTGTGCAGAAGATTGCGGCCAGTGGTGAAAAGTTGAAGACGGTTGGTGACAACATTTCCAATGCCGGACAGAAACTGCTCCCAGTCTCTGCCGGAGTCACTGCTCTTGGAACTGCAGCGGTTACCACTGCCGCAAACTTTGAGTCCTCCATGTCTCAGGTTCAGGCAACAATGGGAATCACCAAAGACTCTATATCTACGGTAAATGGGGAGTCTGTGAATACGATGGATACCCTTGGCGAACTGGCAAAGAAGATGGGTGCTGAAACAGCGTTCTCTGCAAGCGAGTGTGCCGAGGCGCTGAACTATCTGGCCCTTGCCGGATATGATACACAGGAAATGTGCGATACATTGCCCACGGTTTTAAATCTGGCGGCGGGC